AAATAGCCTTTAAATTCTGTAAGCAGTTTGCTAAGGGAATGGACCCTAAAGGGAAATACCTAAATACGTACAGAGATAAAATAAGTTTTGAAAAAATGGTTTCAATTCTCCAGGTGTTTTCCGCGGATGATTCAAAGTTAGACGGTTTTAACGCCTCTATGTATCTTATAGATGAATATCACGCCGCTAAAAGTTCCGCTCTAAAGGATGTGCTTCAATCCTCTCAGGCTATGCGTGAAAACCCTCTGGCTATAATAATAACAACAGCCGGTTTTGATAAATTAAGTCCATGCTTTGAGTACAGGACAATGTGCACGGAGATATTAAAAGGGGTAAAAAACGATGATTCTCTTTTTGCGGCCATATTTGAAAAAGATGACAGTGATGACTGGAAAGATGAAAAAACATGGGAAAAGTCAAATCCGAATTACAACGTTACCGTTCAAGGAGACTTTTTAAGAAAACAGGTAAAAGAGGCCACTAACTCTCCGTCTGCCGAAAACGGAATAAAAACTAAGTCTTTTAATATCTGGTGTGATTCTGAAAAGGTTTGGATTCCGGAACATTACTTATTAGATTCTTCTAAGAATTTGTCATTTGAGCAATTTAAAGATATGGAATGCTATTGTGGAATCGACCTTTCTTCAACATCCGACCTTACTTGTGCATCTTTTCTGTTTCCTACTGAAAGCTATTTCTATTTTAAAGTTATATACTATCTCCCCGAAGCCGCATTGTGTGAAAAACGATTTAAAGAACTTTATGGAGAATGGAGAAGACAAGGGTTAATAAAAATCACACCGGGTAACGTAACCGATTATGATTTTATATTAAACGACATGCTAGACATATCAAAAACAGTAAAGATTATGAGCGTAGGATATGATAAATGGAACGCTACTCAATTTGTTATAAACGCTACGGATAAAGGTTTGCCTATGGAACCATACAGCCAGGCAATAGGCAATTTCAATCAACCAACAAAAGAGCTTGAAAGGCTTATGTTATCAGGAAAATCGATTATAGATAACAATATCATAAATCGCCATTGTTTCAGGAACGTTGTTATAAAAAGAGATTTAAACGGAAATGTAAAACCGACAAAAGAGTTTGAGGAAAAAAAGATAGATGGCGTAATTGCTATTATCGAAAGTTTAGGTATGTATCTCTCTTCTCCACGGTACGGAAGTTTTTATTAAAATGTCCGACACTTTAGATGTTAATAATAAAACGTCTAATGAAAATATTAGGATTAGAAATAAGAAAAGCTTCAAAGGGAGAAATATCAATGATCCCGGCATGGAACTCAAACGGTATTCCTTTTCTTGCGAGTACGAGAAAGCCGATGCTTTTATCTACCGTCTATAGATGCGTTGATTTAATAACCGACAGTATAGGTGCTTTGCCTTTTAAGGTTTATGAAATAGATAAAGATGGGTTTAAGTCTGAAGCCAAGACACACCCCGCTTATAACCTTTTGGACTTAGAGCCAAATGAGAATATGACCAGATTTGTTTTCATGAAAACGCTTATGACTTCCGTCCTTTTAACGGGTAACGGGTATGCCTATATAGAACGTGACGCCAAGTTAAATCCTATTCAATTGGTATTTATTCCGGCATCAGCGTGTTCTATCGAATGGATAACTGACGCAGAGGGAATTAGAAGAAAAAGATACAGAGTAACCGGATTTAGCGGTCTAGTAGAGCCAAAAGACATGATCCATGTTTTAAACTTCTCTTATGACGGAATAATAGGCGTTTCGACTCTTACTCATGCAGCTCAGACACTAGGAATCGCTACCTCGTCAGAAGCTCATGCTAAAGGATTCTTTGAGGGAGGAGGCTCTGCTACAGGTGTTATGAAGCAGTTGGCCGGTCCTAGCGTTACAAAGGAGCAAAAAGATGAAATTTACGAGACGTGGCAAAATAGACTGAATCCAATAACGGGTAAACCTAACGGAATGGTAATTGTACCGGGTAATTTTGATTATCAACCCATTTCGGTAAGTCCGAAAGATTCGCAACTTCTTGAAAGCAGGCAGTTTAATGTGGTGGATATCTGTCGTTTTTTCTCCGTTTCACCCGTGAAAGCTTTCGATCTTTCAAAATCCTCTTATTCGACTGTTGAGGCTACTCAATTGCAGTACTTGACCGACACTCTTTTGGCTGTAATTACAAAAATAGAGCTTGAATTCAATAGAAAAATATTTCTACCAAGCGAACGAAACGGATTTTCCGCAGAGTTCGACACTTCCGCTATCCTTAGAACGGATAAGGCTGCTCAGGGAGAATATAATAAGAATCTATTCAATATAGGCGCTCTCACTCCTAATGAAGCCCGCAGAGCCAATAATTTACCAAAAATAGAGAACGGTGATAAAGCATTTGTTCAAGTAAATGTGCAAACGCTTGACAATGCCATGCTCCCATCGAAGAAAAAAGAGGCAGTTAAAAAAATATAGATTGAAAAATGTCCGACACTTTAAATGTTAATATAAAAACTCATGGAAGAAAATAAAAAAGAAGTAAGAAATCTGCAAAACCAAATTCAGGTAAAGACAGATGAAGAAAAAAGGACGGTTGAGGGATATGCTCTTCTATTTAACACTCCGTCTGATGGACTTTCTTTCACTGAAATCATAGAAAGAGGCGCCCTTGACGGTGTGATAGCTAAATCAGATGTATTTGCGCTTTTGAATCACGATTTTTCAAAAGGGGTTTTAGCTCGTTCCAACAAAGGAAGTGGTTCATTATCACTTAGCGTTGACGATAAAGGGCTGTTGTATCGTTTCGAAGCCCCTAAATCATCTGTAGGCACGGAAACGGTAGAACATTTGGATCGTGGCGAAATAAATGAGTCTTCTTTCAGCTTCGACGTGGAGTCCGACACCTGGACAAAAGATGATAAAGGCCATTACACAAGGACTATTCATAAAATAGGCAATTTGTATGATGTCTCCCCCGTTTATAGCGCCGCCTATTCTAAAACCTCCGTTTATACGAGAGGCAAAGAAGATCTTGACAAATCAGAAGATGAAATTGCGAGCCACGAGCTCGATAGTTATTACGAGAAAATAAATAAGAGTATCAACATTTAATAAAAGTTATTATGCCAAAAGAAAAAAGTACAACCGAACTTAGAGATGAGAAAAAACAACTCGTCGCTCGCTCTTCTGAGATCACAAACGCTGCAAAAGGCGAAAAAAGAATGCTCAATGAAAAAGAGCAGGAAGAACTCGGAAGCATTCAATGTCGTATGCAGGAAATTAATGTCGAAGTGGACCGTTTGGAGGAAGAAAACCGCGCAAAAGGAAAACCTCATGAAGAAAAAAAGAATGAACGCTTTTCTCTTCGTAGAGCTATTGTGGCTGCTATGTATGGAGAAGAGCAGAGAGATTCGGAGGCTTCAGTTTTAGAAGAGGCAAGAAAAGCGCAAGACCTTACAGGGATTGAATCGAAACGTTCAAAAGGTTCGATCTATATTCCTCTTGAAAGCCGTGCTACTTTTACAGCAGCTACAGAAGCCGCAACAGGCGTTGTTGTCGATACCGACAAACAAGAAATGCTACTTCCCCTGGAGCCTAATTTGGTTCTCTCTAAAGCTGGAGTAAGAATGATGACAGGTCTTCGTGGAAATATCATGTGGCCTAGCACTTCTAGGGCAAATGTATTCTGGGAGGGTGAAAATACTTCTGCAAAAGATGGAGCAAATAATATTTCTGCCGGTGCTATTTTCAAACCTCACCGTCTAACGGCGTATGTGGATATTTCTGAACAGTTACTTATTCAGGAAAATGTATCTGTTGACGGATTGGTTAGAAATCTTCTCGCTACCGCTCTCGCGCAGAAACTTGAAGCTACCGCTTTTTCGGCTGCTGCTCACGATGATCTTATCCCTGACGGAATGTTTCAAACACTTCCCACCGAAATCACCGGTGATATGTCTTGGGCTAAAATCGTCCAAATGGAGACAGATGCAGATTGCAACAACGCATTGCTTGGCAATTTAGCCTATATTATGCACCCCGCGCTTCTCGGCAAGGCAAAAACAAAAGTAAAGGATACCAGCGGCGCTGGCGGATTCGTATTTGGCAATGACGGGCCAGGTATGTTGAATGCCTATAATGCACTTCGTTCTACC